AAAGTTTCATCTGAAGATGCTGAATTACCTGCTCCAAATATAATTGAAGTTGTATTGTTTGGATTTACTTGCCTAACAAATCTACGAGATGTTTTAGTTACTCTTAATATACTAGGTACTGATTCCTTAAAATGTGCCAAATCACCATCAAACTGAGATGTATTTGGATAATCAGTATAAATCATTTCTTGTGCAAGATAAGGAACTTCATACCATTTGTTTCCATTTGAATCTCTCACATCATAAATTTGTATAATGTTGGTATCTGCCAATTCTATTTTATCAAATTGTTTAGGTGAACCAAACTCTATATTAACTTCTTTTTCTTCTGCTGAAATCGCATTAACGTACTTTCTTATTAAATAAAAAGTCGGTTCTTGTAATTCATTTCTTTCATACACAGAAACTTCTCTTTCAAAATCATCATTAAAGTCAACAAGCTCTGTTGTTCTGAAAATAATTCCTGTATCAGATGTAAGTTCCATTCCTTCTTTTATTCTAAGTAAATAACCCTCATCTAGTTCGAACCTATTATCACCTTCATATAAATTTCCACTTGCTCTTCTTTTACTTGGAGTAAGTTGATAAACAGCAACTCTTGTTAATGCAGGTGAGGTAACTTTTGGTTTATATCCAAGGAAATTTGATAAAGCAACAACATTATCTTTATCCTCAGCGGTATGTATCATTGATTCCTTTAATGTATCATCAATGTAATATCCAAGAACATCTCCTAAATAAGATGCCATTTCTATGAACATCATACCTGGTGATGATTCGTTAAAATCAGAGTATGTTGTAGGGAAATAAGTTTTAGCGTATTCAATTAAATTATTTCTGAACTCTCCAAAATCTTTATTAAGATACTGAATGTTCTTTCCTAAATTTTTTCTATTTGTACTGTTTAATGCCATAATCCTATTCCGCTATTTCTAATGAGACTTGATTCGTATCAATTGATTCACCAACTCTAAAAGTTAGGTTCAATGTTGCTCTATGTCTATCTTTCATCTCATCAGTCATATCTATTTCTATTTCTTCAATCGTAACATATGGTAACCAATAACTTACAGAGTTTGTTATTTCTCGTTGAACTGATGTTTCAAAATCAGTTGTCATTGGTTCAAATAACAATTCATGTAAACCAGTACCAAATTCTGGTTGCATGATTCGTTCACCTTTTCTTGTTTGTAGAAGATTTCTAATGTTAGCCGAAGCAGCATCTACCAAATTAAACGTTGATTTAAAAAGATTTGCACCTATCCTAATAGGATAATCCAACCCATAGGCATGATTATCAAAATCAGAATCAGTATCTTTTACAATACGTTTTGGTAAAACATATGACATTATTTATCTCCTAATTACCTCTTAAACTTTTTTACTAATGCTGAATTATCTCTATTTAGAATTCTATCTAAACCAGCTAATCCAGTCTGAACTCCTAATCCACTCTTTCTACTTCCTTGAGTTGGTACATCCCCATATCCCATTTTAGCAGCCATTGAATGTTGCAGGTTCGGTGGTACACCTCCTCCCATCGCAACATCTGTTGAATCAAATGCAACCGTCTTATCCAATCCTTCACTTACTGTTTGTTGTGGTAATTTATCTAATACAGATTTAGCTCCACCTCCTCCAGCTCTTTGTTCTTTTGTAAACGGTTTTGTGTTATTCAATACCTCATTTATTTTTTCATTTTTTGTGAATTTTTTTTGAGGTTGTTTTGTTCTTTCATTTCTTAGAACCTCATCTACTTTTGCAAATGGGTCTACTTCCTCTGATATGGTTGATAAAGATAAACTTTCTTTATTACCCATACTATTTATTCTACGAGAAACTTCTTCTTCTAATATTTTAGGAAAAGTTTTCGTTAGAAAAACCTCATGCTTTTTAGCAACTTCGGCTTCTACTATTGTTTTTATTACTTTTACTAGTTTTTTTGAATCCATTGTCAATTGTTTTCATTTATCTTAATATAAATATATTAATTTAGTTTTTATAGATTTTAAGTACAATCATTACAACATAATTTTCTTTCTTTCTCTAATTCTCGTTGTAATTGTAATAAATTTTTAGCAAATAGTTCATTTTCATCTGGTTGAATACTTGCAAGACTTCCAACGGCCTGTATAGCTTCAGAATAAAATCTATCTATACCTAATTGGTCTTTTTCTGCTTCTGCTTGTAGAATCATTTCTGCCTTCTCTATTATGTTATCATTATCAGATAATTTCTCTCTTAGTTTTTCATCTATAGCATCTTGTGGAAAAGAAGTATCCAATCCTAATCTATTAGCATCCTTTTCAGTTTCAGTTTTTAAGTTTCCTATTCTATTTTTATCTCGTATATCAAAACCTGTGTTTCCTGATTCTAATGGTCCAGATTCATCAGGACTAGTGTTTGGAGCATCGGTTGAGCTATTTTGGCTTTTAGTTATACCAAACATAGGAACATCAGGAATACTATAAGCTTGCCAATTAACTACACCAGGTGCAGGTATTGGTGATGGTGCAGATGGATACAAAGAAGTTGTCATAAACATTCCTTGAACAGTAAATAAATGTATTTTAGCAAACATTGTGAATGCACTTAAAAAGGTAAGACAAGAACTAGTGGGTATTTCAAATGGAACACTAGGCCATGTACCAGGATTCGTAACCATTCCTGATTGCATAAAAAGATTTTGTATTGAACCAGGTGCAGGTATTGGGTAGGTTGGAAATGGAACAATAGTTGCACCTGTCCAATATCCCTTTACAGCAGTACCAATATCTTTTATGAATGCATGACCACCTGATTTTGTAGCTGATAAGGCCGACATATGAGCAACGTTCATCAGAGAAGTCATTAAACCGATATTCCCCATCATGACCGGCTCCTTACCAATCATAACACCACCCCTTCTCATACACGAATCATACTCCAAAACAAACTTAGCAGCATATTGTGCTGGTGTGTTTATTGCTATCGGATTGTTCATGTACAATAGCATATTTACTTTGAACAAAGTCCACGACATAATTTACTCCGTAAAGTTTTTAGTTGATTTCGCCTCTTTAAGTTGCGATTTAATTTTATTGAATACTGCTTTATTAAGTGGTGCAGGTGCAGTTGGGCCACTTGGTGTTTTAAATACTTGTTGGTTTATTGCATCTATAAGTTGCTCTAACAAATCAACCAACTTAGCTCCTCTAATTAAAGGTTCTTTCTGTCCTGTTCCACCATTACCACTATCATCTGTATTTAATCTTATCTGACCATCACCAGTTGCTAAGAAAAATGTACTATTATTTCTATCAAGTGTTATGTTAACATTTCCACCAAAATCCAAATCGGCACCAGCCTCCCCATTATCAATTTTAAATGTACCATCTGAAATAAATCCATAATCTCCTTTAGAGAAAAATAACATTTCCGCGGCTTTTGATGAAATTAAAACTCTTTCTGAGTTTATTAGTATTTGGTCATTACCTTCATAATCAGGTAGTTCATGTTTTATAGGATTTGTTTGAAAGTTAGAATTACCCTTTTCATCAACAGTACCAGGTTGAAATGGGATTCTATATTTATCACCTCCCATTAAAATTATAGAACCATCTTTATTTACATCTTCTTCGGTTACATCATTAACTTCCAAATCATTAATAGATGCATCATTTTGTCTATTACGAATTATTATAGTTGGTGAAAATAAATTTTCGCTATTGTTATATCCACTAAATCTAATTGATTGTCCGAATCTAGATTGTATTATTCTATCACCCTCATATAATTTTAACTTATGAACACTTTCTGGTGAAAAGTATTCTCCTAATTCAGATTCTCTTTCAGAACTATTAGAAGTTGCAGTACCAGTTTGAGATGTTTCTGAATATGAACCACCTGTTCCACCTGAATCTGATTTTTCTGATAACTTTTCTTCTGCATTAATTCTTGCATTTCCAATGTTTATATTAACACTTGGAATTCTTTTATAGTATGTAGTTCCTGCTACCTCTACTAGTTGAACGGTTTCACCTATAAGTGGAACACCTTCATCTGGTACTAATGGTAAAAATAAAGGAAGAGCTTTTTTGTTTACAGAAAAATCATCAGCTTTTCTTATTTTGGATGCTCCAATATAAGCATCTACCAACTTAGTATTGGCTTGTCCTTGAGATGATTCTACAATATTTTCATCACTATCATCTAATATTACATGCTCAACAATACCAACATTAACATCTTTACCAGATATACTGAAACTTGATGCTCCTTGATATTGTTGTGATATTCCTTTTCTACCCATTACTTACCTACCTTTTGTTTGAGTTCTTCTATCTCATTTGTAAGTTCATCAACCTTTGTATCTTGTTCATCAACCACTTCTTTTGCAGTTTCTTCTATTTCTTTTAGTAGTTGTTCTTTTTCATCATCTGATAGGAATCCAGTATCACCATCTACCTTATCTTTAGATGCTATTATTCTTTGTGCAATTGCTGCCATCTTGATTAGTGAATCATCGTTCTTAACTGATGTATCTACTAAATCTTTTATGATTGGCCCAATTACTGCCATATCCCCAGCATGTCTAATTACCTTTTTCATTTCAGCAATCAACTCAGATATTCTTTGTTTCTTGTTTACTTGATTTTCATAGATATCTTTAAACAATCCACTTAGATTCTTACCTGGAAATAATTCAAAATCTGTACTCATAATTTTTCCACATTATGTTGTATATAAATATAGTAAATAAAAAAACCTCTCCGAAGAGAGGTTTATTGCCTATTCCTCCTTACTATCTGAGAGAGCTTGGAGATGACCTTGATTTGGTTCAAGTGCCATTAAATATTCATTGCTCATATCAATCCTTTCTTTTAAAGGTTCAACATATGCAACGTTTGTTTCGGATGCGTTCACTCCACCCGCGACTGTATTGTAAAGACCAGTCCACACGGTCTATATATAAATATAAAAAACCCCCACATTTCTGTGAGGGTTTAATCAATTGATTTCAATTAATCCTTATTTTTTCTTAAGGATGTGGTATAGAATAAAGGCACCTACTAATCCAAGTAAACCTTCACTACTCAATCCACCCAAAATACCCATAATGTTTTCCACTACTGAGTTTTCTGGCCAGAAGGGTATCGCCATTCCTTTGAATAATACTTCAAGTACTACTCCAAGAGCGATGATACTTATACCGATTTCTGTTAATGATTTAGCCCAATCGCCAATCTTATTTAGAAATTCCATATAGTTCTCCTTTGCTTTAATTAAGAAAATAACTTTTCCATATTACAAAACGTAGGACTGTCCGAAGAATAACTATAAGAATATGATAATAAAAATACCCAATATATATGGAATCATTAATTAGAGGTATATAATAAAGAAATATATATAAAAAAACCCACCGAGTGGTGGGTTCTTGTTTAGTTTATTACTAATTTTTTCTTTGGATTAGAATCCATTTGAGCAACAATTACTCGTGCTCTAATCTCTTCATAGTAATATTTTCTATCACCGTTTGGTTGTAACCAAACTAATTGATTGTTTTCGTATTCAGCTTTTGCAAATTTACTTTTCCATAAACCATGTCTTAGCCACTCACCATCTTTCATAATGAACTGACCTGTCTGAATATCGTCTTTGAATCGTTTCGTTTCTCCTTCTTGAGTTTGGGAGAAAACTGAGGTACTACTTAGTAGTGCTAAAGAAAGAATACACACTAATTGTACCATCCTTAAATAAAATATATTTGTTTTCATAAGCATCTTCCTCTTTAATATAAGTATATCAATGTTAAGAAAATGTTATGTGAATGTTAAATTAGAGTATCTTTTTCTTAATAATGTAGTTGTGAATCACAAGAGTATCCATTTCACAATCTAAGAACGTTTCTATTGCAGTTTTGGGGTCTAACACCATAGTTTGGTCTTTTAGATTGAATGAAGTGTTTATTACAATTGGATATCCATTATCTTTATAAAGCTGTGTTAGAAGTTTATATAAACGATTATGTTGTTTATATTGTAGTGATTGAATTCTAGCAGAACCATCAACATGGGTAATTGAAGGAAGTTTATCTCTATACTCTTCTTTAACTTTAACAACCTGATTCATAAATGGTACATCTTTAGTATATTCAAAGTATTTTGTTTGTTCTTCAGATTTTACAATAGGAGCAAACGGTCTAAACCCTTCCCTCTTTTTAATAATACTATTTAATTTATCTTTCATCTGCGGGTCACATGGATTTGCCAATATAGAACGATTACCTAATGCTCTTGCACCAAATTCCATTTTACCCTCAAACCAACCTACAACATTTCCTTCTGTAATTTCTTTTGAAATAATAGGAATGATTTCAGAATGAGATTTTGTTTCATACCATACATCATCTTCAAAATCTAATAGAGATTCCTTAACAACATCATTAGTATAATGAGGTCCTAGATATGGAGTTTTATTATCAGGTCTATGCTTACCACTTCTAACATGATACAGATGTAATGCAGCTCCTATTGCTGAACCAGCATCCGATGGAGCTGGTGGAATCCATATATTCTTAAAGTTTGATTTCTCTAATATCTTTCCATTAGCAGTTCCATTGTAAGCACATCCTCCACTTAAACATAAGTTGTTAGATGAACGAACTGCATATAATCTATCTACTAATCTAAAAAATAGAAATTCATATTCGTGTTGTAGTGTTGCCGCTAAATCCTTATGTGGTTGATTTAAATTATCTTCTGGTAAACGATTTGGTATTCCAAATAGTTTTCCTAAGTTTTCATTAAACATATGAGTATCTGACCAATCATATGTAAAGTAATCCATGTTGAACTCAAATCCACCATCTTCAGTTAAAGTATATAGTTTCTTAAATTTATTAAGAAACTTTTTTGGATTACCATATGGGGCCAATCCCATTACTTTATACTCACCTTCGTTTGGTTTGAATCCAAGAAATGCTGTTATAGTAGAATACAACATTCCCAATGAATGAGGGAATTTAATATTTTGTACTTTTGTAATTTTATTTGCTTCAGCATAATACATCGAAGTAGTTTCCCATTCACCTACCCCATCTACTGTTAGTATAGATGATTTATCAAATGGTGATGTATAAAATGCATAAGCAGCATGAGAGAGATGATGGTCTCCATAAAATATTTCAATATCACTATGAGTTATATCTACAAGTTGATTTTCGAATCTACTATACTTTAGTTTATTTCTTTTAACAATACTTGAACGATTGAATATTTGAGATAGTGGCCCTCTCTTAACTGATTTTTCTATTCTATCTATTTTGTAATGGGGGTTATCATAAAAAGCAACACCTTCAATATTAATTCCTTTAATATTAAATTCTTTATACAACCAGTTGATTGTATTAATAGGAAAAGATGAATCATGTTTTATACCTGTGAATCTTTCCTCTTCACAAGCTCCCAACACTTTTCCATCTTTGATTAATGCAGCTGCACTATCATGATATCCACAACTTATTCCTAAAATGTAACCTTGCATTTATTTTATAAAAATTCGTTATCTAAATATGGATTTTCTTCTTCTACCTCTTTTTTGGGCTCCCAAAAAGATTTTCTATTTGGTTCTCTAAATTCTCCATGTTCAAGATATTCATTCAACATTTTTTTCTGATGTTTTTTCATTACATTTACAACTTTGGTAATATAATGAGTTTTACAATCAGTCATTTCTCTGATAAGTAGATATAGATGTTTTTTATTAAAATTTTCTATATGTTCACTTCTTCTAAACAATTCTAATACTGCATCTGCTATTTGTAAATCTCTTTTCTTTGTGAATACTGAATTTAAGTTTTCATCCCAATATCTTAACATTATATTCTTAAACTCTTTGAATTCATTATTTTCTTCTGATTCATAAAAATCATTTTCAGGATTCCATGTTGGTGGCATCTCTGAAAGAAGTGCATTTTGTTTCCATCTTTTGTAGTTACCATTATTTTTTAGAATTAAATGATTCTTTGCAATAATAGTAAAGTAAGAAAATGCTCTACCTTTACCTTCTTGAAACATATGTATTTTTTCTACCATTGTAGAAACTACTTCTGTTTGAACATCTTTTTTAGGTACATCAAAATAAGTAAACTTAAATGTATTAATTACATTCTCTGCAAGTTTTTCAAATGGATACTTAATTCTTTCTTCATATATTTTAGACCTTTCTGCTGGGTCTTTACTTTTATTATATTCTACAATTGCTTCTTGAGCAGGTGTTCCAAAATATATTTTGGATTTTTTTCTTCTAGGTCTAGGCATATTATTTTATATCGGTGTTTAATTCATCAACAACCTTTTTTAATTCTTCAAAGGTGGCACCTACCTCATCATCTTTTTCAAAAGCCTGCTTATGGTCAAGTACCCTCATTCTATCTAATGATGCTTGTACCTTCTCCTGTACGAACTTATTGTTTTCTACTAAGGTATCTTCCAACTGTTCATTCTGTCTTAAAAGGTTTCTTACACCTACTAATAAGACAATGTTTAATATAACCGAAATACCAATAATGATATTGTAGGTTGTAAATAGTTCTATCATATTATTTTATATTTAATTCGTAACCACTAAATTGAGTAAGATACGAAGTCATTTTTGTACCATTACCATCTTTAAATTCCACACCCTTTTTAAAGAATTTTTTAACATTACCAGGCCCAGCCAAGTGTGCTGCAGCGAGAATACCACTTTCTGTAATTGTTTCTCCATTAACTATTTTACCATCCCAATAATTAATATAATTCTTAAGAATTTTTTTATTATGAGAAAGTAAATCTAACATAGCCTGTTCTTGTAATTGTGGATTATTTAAGAATTCTTTTTTAGATACTTTGTATCCGAGGCTTTTTAATGTTCTTTTACCAAATTGGTATTTTCCCATATAACCCCAACCATTTACTACATCGTATCTGTTTGAGGATTCTCTCATTCCTATCGCATTAAGAAACATTTCTTGTTGGTCAATTTTGATAGGTATAACCTCTATTTTGATTTCAGGTAGTTCAACTGAATGTGTTGAAACCTGAATCGGTTCTTGTTTTTTAAAAAAGAAACTATTTGCAAATCCTGTTGTTACTAAACAGGCTAAAATAATTCCTATCACTTTTTTTACAAAATTCATATGGTACTCCTTCTGAATTTACTATGTAAATATACGAAAAATATTTCATATATCCAAATATTTTTTAACTTTTTTTAGGCTTTTCCTATTGGCCCCCAATATAACCCTTCCATTAGTGTTTCATCAAATGAATCGCTTATATCTTCTTCTATGTTTATTGTAATTTCTTCGGATAACTTTTGTTTAAGCTCCTGAACTTGTTGTTTTCTTGTTTTAACATTACTCATAATCAATTCCTCAAGTTCATCGTGTGATACAACTTTTTTTTCTATAAGAAGTTCGCACAAAGTTTCTATAACAGTAGATTGTGTAAATAACCTTTCGTTAAGATTTTTAATTAATTCTCTTGATGTTGAGTTCATCTAATAATTCCTTTAAGCTACCTGCATTATCACTTCCATATATCAAATCTCCAAAGGATTTGACAATTGATTTTTCAGTATATCCCATGGCTTGAGCCATTCTAACACACATAACTTTAAATTCAGTAATATCCATATCATCTGGTACTGTGAATTCAATTTCTTTTGCTTCTCGTATATCTTCTACGAGTTCATCGGTATATCTAAATATAAGTTTTCCCATTATTCCGTAAGTTATAAGATTTCAGCTCCACTTTTTAATAGTGGTTCTGCCTTCTTGTATTTCATAAATTCGGTATCCCCATTTGGTAATTTTACCATTACCCTCTCGTTTCTACCATACTTTTTTTCTCTAATAATTGTTTGAGTGTATCTCCTATCTGAATCAGTTATTAACTTTCCATTTAAGTGGTCTATCTCATGTTGAGCACATACACACTCTAACAAACCCTCATCGGAAAAGAATTCATCAGAATCTTTCCAATCTGATTCTGTCTTATCTGGTGAGAATATAACTGTTCCTAAATTATCACACTCTAAAGTAAATGATTTATGTCTTACGGTTTTAACTGGTTTTCTCATTGTTTTATCTAAGGATAAACATTGTTCTACATAAGCAACTGTATCCTTTGATACCTCAGTTACTTTTGGGTTTATCAATATTAAAGGTTCTTTAACATTGATTACACAAGCACGAACATCTAATCCTATTTGATTGGCGGATAAACCTATACCACCATGTCTTTTAAGTTCTTGTAAAAGAGTTGTTGATACTTTATCAATCTCTTCTTGAGTCATTGGTTTTGGAGGTATAACACCTCTTAACTTATTTGGGTCTTTAATTAATTTCATTCGAATAAATTTAATTGTGTTTTATCTTTTACTAATTTTCTTTCTGATATATCCGAACCAATTGGTCTTTCATAAACAGTTTCACCACCATCTGGTGATTCATATATTACACCTGTTAATCCCAAACCATCTGTTTTATCAATTCTATCCCAATACATCTTTCTAATTTTCGCTCCCAACTCTTGGTCGTTTGGTGTTTCTTCCACTAAAGATTTTATATTTACAATCATCCCTCATTTTCACTTTTTAATAACCAACTAGATGATTGAATCTTATCACCAAGTCCATCAATTAGTTCAATACCAAATTTCTCACATATTTTCCTCTCAGGAATAGTATCATTATTTTGGTCACCTCCATTAGCAAAAGCTAACTTTAATGAATCATAAAATTTATTTACCATTACCTCTAGTGTTTTGTTTTGTGTAGAATCATTATCAACAGATATCCAAGCCATATCTACTACACTTAGAGCTCTGATGATTTCAATTCTTTCTTCCTCATCTTGGAAGAACTTAGAACCTTTTAGTTCTCTTTGTTTATCATTATTAACTATTACTATCAGAATATCTCCTACTTCTTTGGCCTTTTCAAATAATTCTAAATGACCTTTATGAAGTGGATTAAAATATCCTGATACTATAACTGCTTTTTTCATTTAATTATACTTTTGTTATACAAAGATACGAAAAATATTTTAGAATTCCAAATTTATTTCCAAGAAAATCCCGCACCCATATGTCCAAATGATGCTGATTCTCCGAATATTGGTTTTCTTAATTCTAAGAAATCTATAATTCCCTTTGGTGATAAGTCATATCCTTTTATAAATTCATGTTCTCCATCAACTATGGCAGTTGCTTGAAGAGGTTGGTCATATCCAATTGCATAAGCAAGTTGAACCATCACTTCATTTACCTCTGGTCTTTGTTCTAAGATATCTACCGCAATTCTTCTTCCCATATAAGCCGCACTTCTATCAACCTTAGTACAATCTTTACCACTAAACGCTCCACCACCAAGTGGAACTCTTGGCCCATAATTATCAACTGCTAACTTTCTACCAGTCAACCCAGCATCAGCAGTAAATCCACCAATGTTCCAATCACCTGCAGGATTACAATGTAAAGCCTCAATGTGATATTGAGGGAAATCTTCAAAGTATTCCATTACTAATTTTTCTAATTCACCTGCTGGTGCACAACAGAACGATGCAACTACTCTTAATGAATTACCATTCATCGTAACTTGTGTCTTACCATCAGTTGGATATTTCTTAAAAATAGCTTTATTAAGTTCTCTTGATAAATAATATTCTTGTGGTAAGAATTGTTCGTTATCTCTACAAGCATAACCAATCATAATTCCTTGGTCTCCTGCTCCACCAGTATCAACTCCTTGAGCAATCTCTGGTGATTGAGTATTTAAGTTTATTTTTACTTCAATAGAATCATCAGTAGTAACATCTTTTACTACTTGAATAATTTCTTCATCTGTAATTTTATATTCAGAAGTAACCTCTCCTGTTACATATACTAGTCCATTACCACCACAAGTTTCAATTGCAACTCGTGAGTTTGGGTCTTGTTCTAAATGTAAATCTAATAGTGTGTCTGATATTCTATCACACAT